CTGCGCCTCCACCACGAACCGCAACTTCGAGGGCCGTCAGGGGCGAGGCGCCCGCACGCACCTCGTGAGCTCGCAGATGGCTGCGGCCGCGGCCGTGACGGGCAGGTTCACCGACTGGCGCCGTCTTTGAGAAGGAGCATCAACATGGAAAAGCTGACCTCGCTCACGGCCGTCGCCGCACCGCTTCCGATCGACAACTGCGACACCGACCAGATCATGCCCAAGCAGTTCCTGCGCGGCATCGACAAGTCGGGGCTCGCCCGCGGCGTCTTTTTCAACATGCGCTGCAATCCCGACGGCTCGCCCAGAGCCGACTGCGTCTTCAACAGGCCCGGGTTCGAAAAGACCGCGATCATCTGCGCGGGTCCGAACTTCGGCTGCGGCTCGAGCCGCGAGCACGCCGTCTGGGGCCTGATGCAGATGGGCATCCGAGCCGTCATCGCATCGGGCTTCGGCGAGATCTTCTACTCGAACTGCTTCAACAACGGTCTCCTCGCCTGCCGCGTCAGCCCCGAGGACGCCGCGGCGATCATGGCCGCGCTCTCCGACACGACGCCCGTCGAGCTCACGGTCGACCTGGTCGCGCAGGAAATCCGTGCGGGCGACGGCGTCTGGTCCTTCGAGGTCGCGCCGAGACACCGCACCATGCTCATGGAAGGCCTTGACATGATCGCCGCCACGCTGTGCGACATGGATGAGATCGAGCGCTTCCGAGCCGCGCACGAGGCCGAGTTCTCCTGGATGACGGGACTCGCGGGCAAGGCGAAGCGAAGGCTTGAAGGCCGCTGACCAGCACGGGGTCCATGCACAGGACCGGGATCCGCTCCCGGTCTTTTTTCACTCATGCTGATTCGTTTCCCCATGGCTTGCCCGGGGTTGGTCTGGCGATCGGATCACCGAGCACGTGAACCGAGGCTGACGGCGCCGTCATGCATGTCCATCATTCGGTTGGAAGATTCATTGATCAACCTTCCTGAACTTTTCGACAAGGTTCCTGAAAAAGTGGTCGACTCGCGGCAGTTTCGCCGGCGCTGATCACTGCTGAGACTCTGATCCTGTCGAGCTCCACTTGGAGCATCTTGAGTCCCCTACAAAGACACTCGCCTCTCGCCCTGATTACGCTCCATCGTCTGCTGCCTCTCCACAATCAGATCCTCAGCCTTTTTCAAGCATGCTTGAGCTTGCGACCAACTGCCCGGATGTCGCACCAAGAAGAGAATGCTTCTTGGACAGCTGTGATGCCAAACGCCGATTTTCAAAGGACACTGTTGCAATCCAACCACAACCATCAAAAAAGGTTTACGTGTATTAAAACTTTCCCAAACGTTTGAACTAACGCCTCGCCTGTGCTAACAATTTCGACTGCCTTGGAAATCTAGAGAATTGACGCCGTTGGGCGTGTCGATTCCGTCAACCGGAGTTCTCGTTCATTGAGTTCTCCGGTTTTTCATGCCTGAAATCCCTTTTACACAACGGTTCCGAGCTCCCTAAGATTCAAAATGCCTCTTGAAAAATGCAAATATTAGTGCTAATATAAACGCGTGGGACTAACGTTTACTTGGTTATTATGATGGTTCCGGAATCAATCCGTTCTGTTCCCCGCCCTATAAATACCGTGGTCGTTGACAGCGGGCACAACGGCGCTCTTCGTTATGCGGTGCGCGAACGGGCAGGCGTGAAATACGGCCCTGGTGGTAAGTCGCGACCGATCAACGGGAAAGTCATCGGTCACATTTGTAATGGTGTCTTCGTTCCTATTGATCAGACGTCGCCGACTGCGTCCAAAGGACCTGACGAGCTGTCTTTCGGCGCTGCGGCCTTCGTCTATTCGGAAACCTCGGATCTGTTTTGCGATCTGCTCAACTGCTATCCGCCCAGGGACGCCTATGCTCTGATGAGCATGGCGATGATTCGAACCATGAAGCCCGAGGTGAAGAATCGGCGTCTAGCCACCGAGTACCGGCGCACTTTCGTCAGCCGCTTCTATCAGGGGGCTTGCCTTTCTCAGAATCATGTCAGCACGTTCCTGCAGAAGGTCGGCGAAGACGGTGAAAAACGAAGAGCCTTTTACGAGTCCCGAATGCGGCGCGTTGAGGCGGATCATCACATCCTCATTGACGGTATGCTCAAGCAGGACACAAGCTCCGTCAACGATCACTCTGCATTTTCATTCAAAGCCCGCGTCAAGGGCTGCAAGGACATTTCCGTCCTCTATGCTTACGACGTCGAGAAGATGGAGCCGATTTGCGCAGAAGTCTTCGCGGGCAATCACATCGACGCGCTTTCATTCGCCACCTTCATCCGCGACCGCAAGATTCAGCGCGGCATCATCGTGGCGGACAAAGGCTTCCCACCTGTCAAGATTCAGAAAGAGCTGGCTGATCAACCGGACCTACATTACCTCATCCCGATCAAACGGAATGATGTTCGCATCAAGAACAACGACATGCTCTCCTTCCAAGGCGTGCTGTCAGGAATCGATCAACAGATTTCTTACAGTAAGAGGCAAATTCGAAGCGGTCGATATCTATACGCCTTCAAGGACTACTCGAAAGAATCGGGAGAGTGTTACGGCTTCATCGAAAAAATGAAGAAGGATCCGAACATCACGCAGGAAGACTTCAACAAGAAGCGTGAACTCTTCGGCGTCATCGTCTTCGAATCCGATCAAGATCTCGATCCATTGACGGCCTACCTCTGCTACGAGGACCGCTGGCAGATCGAATTACTCTTCGACGCCTACAAAAACGATGAGTGCCGGGACTGCACGAACGTCCAGGATGACTTTTCGGTGTTCGGCTCCGAGTTCGTAAATTTCCTTGCTACGGTTCTCACATGCCGCCTGCGCCGCCGCGCGCAGCGCGCCGGCCTCTTGAACAAGTGCTCGTTCAAGGATCTGATGGAAGACTTGGCGACCGCATGGCGCAAAGTTGACGGACCATTGTCGCCGGCATCAGATGACTCGTACTGGGTGACGGATTATCCAGGCGTTTTTGATCTCCTCGAGAGACTCGGACTCTCGAAGCCGAAACCTAATGCCAAGGCCAAACCCGAGGTCACGGCCCAAGGCATCGTAGTTCATCGTAAACCAGGCCGCCCTCGGACTCGTCCGATCATCTACGGCCCGCCGCGACCACGCGGCAGACCGCGTAAGATCCAATAGTACCAATCTTTGGGAAAGTTTTATTACCCGGAATCTAAAAATAAATTTTGCACCCTTCTAAAAGAGTTTAAAGACGGCGTCACAGTCGCGACTGTAAAATTTTCAACAGCACCCGACGGATACCTGTAATCAGCCTTATGCAAAATGCCCCGCAAATCTTTCGATCTGCGGGGTTTTTTCTATGAGCTCGCCTCCGTTGGGTCGGTGCCAATCAACGGTGCTTGACTTGTCTTTTCTTCCACAAGACTGACGCTCTTTGATTGACTTACCTCTACTTAGGAGTAAGTCAATGGCTCAGGCTATCAAGTACAAGCGAAAGAAAAACTTCGCTGAAAACAATCCTTCACAGACTGACCTTGCTTCGATCAACGCGGAGCTTGATAGTGTAGGTCGGTCGATTAATACGACTATCGACAATGTATCCAAGGTGGTGCTGGATGACGGCTCCATAGCTACTGGCATTATCGGCGTCGATCAAATTACCGATGAAGCGCGTGAGTTCCTGCGCGCCCAAAAGGGGGATCAGGGTGAACGCGGTGAGCGTGGCCCTGAAGGTCCGCAAGGCGTTGAGGGCCAGCGCGGCCCTGTCGGCGCAAGCTATGACGCAGACGCTGTCGGCTTGGCCTCTGAGCGTGCTCTCTACAACTCTCAGCAGAAGGGCTTTAGCTTCCTTGCTATGGACCTTGGCAAGCTCTACTGGAAGCTGTCTGACGGCAAGGACGACTGGTCTGAAGGTGTCACTTACGGCATGGGTCCTGAGGGCCCGCGGGGGCCGCAGGGCCTTCGGGGTGATCCGGGCAAGGTAGGTCTGCAAGGTCCTAAGGGTGATCCGGGTCCGCAGGGTGCGCCGGGCATTGACGGCAAGGACGGACTTGTCGCAGAGATTGATACCGCCTGGAAGACGGTGAGCATCATCGGCAAGCGTTCGATTGCCATTCGCCTGCGCGAGTCTGGCGGCAAGCTCACGCTTGAGCTGAATGCGGAGGTCTGATATGTCGAACTCACTTAGCTGGCGTGAGAAGACGCTCGGTGAAATGATGACTGAGCTGAAGGCTCGTCTTGGTTTCGTCACTCAGGGCGCAGGTTCCAAGCTCGTTGATCCCATCTTGAAGTCATTCCTTCAGGAGGGGCAGCACTACGTGTTCGATCAGCTTGATGCGCCTCTCGCTGTCAAGCGCACGACTATCACGCTGTCGCCCGGCTCAAAGCTCTACGACTTTCACAACGACATTGAGGATCAGGATATTGATCCGTATTTGGTTGAGTCGATTGATGTCTATGAGACTGATACGAGTGTCGTGAAGCTTGTGCAGGGCATTACCGAGGCTGATCGTTGTGACGACGTGAGCAGGGAATGCCCGCGCAAGTACGACACGCTTAATGGGCAGATTGAGCTTTGGCCTACGCCCGATCGCGCCTATCCGATGGTGGTGCGCTATCGAGAAGGCCCTGCGCGTCTCGAGCAGGCCGGTGATCGCCCTTCGGTTCCGTCAAATCTCGTCTTTCTCTATGCGCTCGCTTCTGCGAAAGCGCATTACGGTCATGCTGATGCCCAGACTGCAGGGCAAATCTTTCAGCAGATGCTCCGTTCTGTGAAGGGCCGCAGGCATGAAAACCGTCGCTACTTTGCCGGCTCTACGGCTGTTGACGATGGTTTGTATGTCAAGCGTGTGGCCGATGGCTCTTACGTTCTCTGAGGTCGACTATGCAGATTAACTTTGACAGGTTTGAGCTTGGCATCGACCTTCGCAAGGATGCGGCTGTCTCTGACGCCAACCGTCTGCGCGAGATGAAGAACGCCTATGTCACGACTGGTTTGACGACTGCAAAGCGTCCTGGCTTTTCTAAGGTCTGCACGCTCGAGCCGGGTACTTCTGGCTTGTGCGCCGCTCTCGGCAAGCTCCACACGTTCTATGGCAAGGGTACCGTTGCTCACGAGAACAAGCTCTTTGAGGCGCATAAGGTTGCACCTACTGAAGGAGAGAAGGACGTTAAGGACCTGTGGTATGCAGACGTATTCAACAACTTCATGTATGTAGCTGTTGAGTACACGGATGGCACGGTGCGTCATCACTATCTCGACGGCTCTTCCGCGACTCAAATCACTGACGATAAGTGTCCGCACTCTAAGGCTTGCATGAAGCTGAAGAGCAAGCTCTTTGCCGTCGGCAAGGATGGCGATGTTGTGCGCTTCTGTGCCGCCGGTCGTCCGCGTGATTGGTCGGCCGCTGAGGATGCGGGCTTTCTTCCGACGGGCATGAATGCTCGAGGCGACAGAACTGCAACGGCGCTCGGTACGCAGCAGGGCTATCTGGCTGTGTTGACTCGTGACTCCTGCCAGTTGTGGAAAGTCGACCCTGATCCTAACGCAATGGGTCTCTATGACACGGTTGAGAACGTAGGGTCTACGTTCCCGAAGACGGTTGCGAATGTGTCTGGTGACTTGTACTTCTTGAGTGACTACGGCGTTCGCTCGGTGACGACTCAGGCTTACACGGAAAACTTGGTGGATGAGGACGTTGGTTCCCCGGTTGACTCGATGGTCAGACAGGCGATTGCGCAGGCTGAGACTGATGGTGTTGCACCGAAGAGTTTCTACTTCTACGGCACGGGCCAGTACATTCTGAGCTTCGGCAATCATCTTTTTGTCTACTCGATTTCGCGTACTGCGAAGATTTCCGCGTGGTCTCACTACTACCTCAACTTCAAGGTTGATGCTGTTGCCGAGCTTGGCAAAAAGCTGTACTTCCGTTCGGGCGATGACATTTATGTTTTCGATGAAGACATTCATACGGACGGCGGGATTCCCTTCGAGACGCTTATTGAGCTTCCGTACATGGACTTCAAGAAGCCTGGTCAGCTGAAGCAGGTGCTTGGCATTGATGCCGTGGTTCAGGGGTCGTGCTTCATCTCTGTCGGCTTCGACTCTCGTGATCCTGATGCATGGACGCCTGAAGTGCTGATTACCGGGAACACTCGACCGGGCGGCACGATTCCTATCCCGTGCTGTGGCACTGAGATCAGCCTGCGCATTCGCAACTTTGACGACAAACCGTTCAAGCTCAATGCTCTGACGGTTTACTACAACCTGCTTGGGGTGCGCTGATGTTCGGGTTCCACCTCATTGATAGATCGAATGTTGAGAACTTTGAGCTTGTTCGTGATCAGCTTGATCGCGTCCAGTCGGCCGCCAATGGTGAGTTCACGACTGAGGATTTGAAAACGTTGATTGAGCAGGGCCGCGCTTGGTCTGTATATCTCACGACAGATGCAGGCACGGTCAAGCTCGTTAGTGTTTGGGAGATGGTCTTTTATCCGCGAAGGACCAAGATCAACTTGATTGCTATGGCGGGTAGCGGTTTTCGGGAGTGCTGTGAGCAGTGGTATGAGTTTGTGAAAAACATCTGGCGTTCGCAGGGGGCGACGTCTGTTACTTGCTACACAAGCCCGGCTATGGCGAGGTTTTTGAGCCGTGCAGGTTTTTCTGAAAAGTATCGTTTTTTAGAGATGGAGTTATGACGATGCAAATGAGCGATTTCTTGGCGGCTGAGTTCGCCTATGTCGGCGGTCCGGGTTACGGCGCACTTCCCGAACACAAGGGCGATAAGATGCGCCCGCGTAAGGGCGGTGGTGGCGGCAATCAGGCTTGGGAGATCGAGCGTGATCGCCAGGAGCGTGCCGCTAAAGCTATCGCTGCTATCAATGGCGTTTTCGATGCTTCCGGTCGACAGAACCTCTATCAGAACCATCGTAATGCTGTGTACGACTTGAACACGAAAGAAGTTGAGCGACAAGCCAAGCAGATGGAGCGCGCAAACCGTTTCGCTCTTGCTCGCAACGGTCTGCTTGGCGGCTCTGCCGACGTTGACTCGAACGCTGAAATCAATCGTCGTACCAATGAAGGCCTGAGCAAGGCGGGCGGTATTGCTGATGCCGCAATGGCTGACCTCCAGAACGCAGACGAAAACGCTCGCAACAATCTGGTGAGCATGGCGAATGCCGGTACCGATGCGACGACTGCCGCTCAGCTTGCCGCGAACAATCTTCGCCAGAACGCTGATGCGGCTACAGCTGATCGCTCTGTTGCCTCCGTTGGTGATCTGTTCAACAGCATGGCGAATGCATACCTGTTCAATGACTTGAGCAAGTACTTGAACATGGCTGGCGGTGTCAATCCGTATGTTGCTCAGCAACGGCAGAAGCAAACTGGCACTGATCCGCATAAGACATATCAAGGTTCTTAAGGAGGTAGCTCATGGGAGGCGCCGCTATTGCGGGCTTGATTCTTGCTATTGTCGGCGCGGCTACGCAGATGTATGCGCAGGACCGCGCCAACAGGGCGGCTCAAGCTCAACTCAATGCAGGCATGCAACAGCAGAAGTCTGCGCAAGACAAGATCAATCAGCAGATTGCTCAGGCGACTGAGAACTACGCGTTGAAGAATCACACTGATCGCACAGAGTCTGAAGCCAATCGTATTTCTGCGGACATTAAGAAGGACGTTGCCGAGAGCCAGGCTATCCGCGATGAGCAGCAGGCGACTGCGGGTAATGTCTCGTCTGACTATGCCGAGGCTCGTTCTGCCGCTCAGGCTGATACAGCTCAGGAGATGAACGCTTTTGCCGACCTCATCGGCCGCATTCGCTCTGCCGGCACGGCCCGACAGAAAGAAGGTTGGAAGACGAATCGGCACTTGCAGAACATCGGCTTTATTGGTCGTAATGCGCAGGGCGACTGGAGCGTTGCTCAGGCTAAGGCGAACGATGCTCTGCACTCTAAAGACGGCCTCGCAAACTTCGGCAAGCTGATGTCTGCGGCCGGCACCGTCATGTCGATGGGTAGCGCGGCGGCCGGGCTGGGCGCGGGTACTGCGGGAACCCTTGGCGCTGAGACTGCGGCCAATGGCGCAGTGGCTGGCGCGGGCGCGGCGGGTGTGGACGCTGTGAGCGCGGCCGCTCCGACTGTTGCTCCGACGCTTGCCAATCAGGCAAGTCTGTGGTGGAACGGCCTAAGCCCGTTGGCCAAGGCGGGCATGATCGGCGGTGGCGCAACTCTGGCGTCTGCCATTGCAACAAATCCGTGGAGGAAGTGATGCCGGATTACTCAAGGGCTGACTGGAGTCCGATTGCCAATGCAATCACAAACATCGGCACGGGCTTCGCAAACAATGCATTGAAGAAGGTGCAGATTGATCGCCAGCTCGGCAAGGACATTTATGAAGCCGCTCGCACCGAGGCGGCTACAAAGCTGAACCTTGCCAAGGCCGCAGGCGAGGAGATTAGGAACGATAACCTAAGAAAGCTGTCCGGTCTTTTCAAGCCCGATAACTACACGCCGCAGGAGATAAACGCTCTGAGCGGCGAGGCAATGCTTGGCGGCAAAAGCTACTCTGATGCTATGAGAGGCGGTCTCTACAGCCAGCAAGGACGATTCAGAGATGAGCAATACCAGAACGGCGACGGGGTGCAGAGGCTTTCGCTTGCTCTTGGCAAGGGCTTGAATCCCTATCGCTTCGACAACAAGACTGGCGCTGTAACCAACGGGATGACGGGTGAAGTCAACTTCGATCCTGCGGTTGTTCAGCAGGTGCTTGACGTTGGTACTGCGCTGAAGGCGGCAGGCGTCGGCTCTACTTCGAAGGGGCCGAAATTGGTTACGCCTTCCGAGCTGGAAAACATCTTCGCTGATGTAGTTGAAGAGAAGGATTTCATGGGCAACATGCAGCGCCGCAAAGTCCGCAATCAGAAGGAGATGGATGGGTTCATGCGGTTTGCTCAGCAGAACGGCATTCCTGCGACTGCCGAGAACGCAATGCTCTATCGTGCCGGCATTCTTCAGCCGCAATCTCCTGCTCCTGTGCAGGCTCCTGTGGCGGCCGCTCAGGCCGCTCCGGCTCCCGCGCTTAATGTTCCGCCGAGGTTTAAGGCGGCTGTTGATGCGTTGCCTGAGGACAAGCGACAGTATGTTGCAAACCTTTTTGCTGATTACAACGACGGCGCTATTAGCCGCGTTGAGCTTGAGCAACTTCTTGTTGAAACGGGGTACTTCAAGTGAAGGCGAGTGATCTTATTCAAATGTTTGATGAGGGGAGGGGTGCTGAAGCCTCTCCCTCTTCTGCGCCCGTTCCCGTGTTGTCTGCGGCGGACTTTATTGACGCGATGGATGAGGGGAAGAAGGTTGCAGATTTGCAGGCAACGGCTGACTCTGGCGGCGTTCTTGATAGCCTGCAGGATAAGGCGGCCTCTGCAGTTGCGGGCCTCCCGTCTGTCGGCAAGGCGGTCTATGACGTTGGCCGTCTCCTGACTGGTGACAATGACTTCACGAAACGCGGCAGTAAGTTCTGGGGCGACATGGCGGACGACGTTCGCAATACCATGATGTCGAAGTCGGGCCTTGCGAAGCGTGAGTTACTGAATCGTGTCGTTGATTCTGACGACACTGATGCAATGGATGTGCTCAAGTTCGTCTTGGCAAACCCGGGCGCCGCTGTTGACATGGGCATTGAGTCCTTGCCGACGATGGGTGCATCTGCGTTTGGTGGCGGTGGCACGGCTATGATCGCCAATGCCGGCGCAAAGATGCTCGGCAAACAATTGGCAAAGCAAGCTTTGGCTAAGGCGGCAACGGCCGGCACTGTCGGCACGAATGCTCTGATGAACGCGGCTGATACGTTTACTGCCGATGGCGTTGAAAACCTTCCGCTTGCTGATCGCTACAAGGGTGCGGGCGTATCTGGTGCGATTAGCCTGGCTCTTGGCAAACTTCTTGAGGGCGGCGCAGAAGGCATGATTGCTCGCAAGATGGCGGGTAGTCCTTCTAAGGGCGGCGTAGCTGGCGGCATCGTGAAAGGTGTCGCGACTGAAGCTCCGCAGGAAGCGGGTGAAGAAGGCGGTAATGCCATTGGCGAACAGGTCGCTACTGGCGAACGCAATGTTAATAAGGTGCTTAAGCGCGGCACGCTCGGCGGTACCGTTGGCGGGCTGATGGGCGGCGCTGTCGGTTCTGTCTCTGCCGGTTCTGCTAGTGGTCCTAAGGCGCAAGCACAGAAGGATGCGCCTGCCGAGTATGCTCCGACTTCAAAGACGCTTGATGCTCTCGGTGCAGAGATTGAGAGTGGCCCTGTTGAGGAGCGTCTCGAGCGTCCTGAGCCAAAGATCGCCGAGGCAAGCAACAGCATCGTTGGTGAAGGCAAGCGCATCGGTGAGGCTCAGGAATTGCCTGACGGCCGTGTCGTGCGTGTGCAGAACCGAGATCGCTCCTCTGGTGCGTCTGTCGCCCAGATGACGAAGATTGCAAGCAACTTGGACTACGGCCGCATGTCGCCCGGTAGAGACTTCGCTAATGGCGCGCCTGTTGTCGCCTATGGCAATGTTGATGAAGCGCACAAGGGCAAGACTGACTATGCAGTTACCGTCGACGGTGAGCGCATTCCCGTCCGGTACGCTGTTGTTGAGGCCGGCGACGTACTGGCCTCTAATGACGTGTCTGGTAACGTGGTCAAGGAGTACAAGACTGCGGGCGCTGATCGTATGCGCGCCATTGCCGGTAATGGCCGCGTTGCTTCTACTCAGCGTGCTTATGAGCTTGGCAAGGCTGAGAACTACCGCTCTGAGCTGATTGCTGATGCCGCAAGTCATGGTGTCGATCCTGCGGTTATTGAGCAGATGAAGTCTCCCGTGCTTGTGCGCATCATGCCTGAGGACAAGATTCGCACTGACGTTGGTTCTATCTCGAACACGAGTTCCAATCTGGATATGAGCGTTGTCGAGAAGGCGAACGATGACGCGGCAAACATTGACTTTGAACGCCTCGAGTTTGACGAGAACGGCAATCCGACTGATGAGACTGTCCGCCAGTTTGTTGGCAGCTTCCCGCCTGGGCAGGCTGCAGGCATGATGTCCTCTGATGGTACTGTCTCGAAGTCTGGTGAAGCCCGCTTTGGTGCGGCGCTCTTCAAGAAGGCGTATGACAATGATCAGCTTACTGCGCTCTATGCCGAGACGACTGACGGTGAAGCGAAGGGCGTTCTCAAGGCTATGGCCGCTGTGGCTGGCAAGATGGTTCGCCTCGAGGGCGGCGGTGATCTTGACTTGCGTCCTATTATTGCTGAAGCGGCTCAAATCATCGTAAATGCGCGACGCGAGGGCAAGACTGTTGCACAGTATGTGGCTGAGGGTTCTCTTGGTCAGAGTGGTGAGGCGGCCATTGTTGCTGAGGCTCTGGATGCTAACAAGCGTAGCGTCAAGGAGATGACTCGCATCCTTGGTGAAGCGGCAGATACGGCCTTTGATGCGATGTCTCCTCAGGAAAGTCTTATTGGAGAGAAGCCGACGCGAGAAGATGTCTTCAACAAAGTAAAGGAAGAGATTGATGCAAAACGAGAAGCAGGAAAACAACAGTCTGAAGAGTCCGCAGGATCCACAGAAGAAAAGCCTATGGAAGACGGAGGAAGGTCATCAGCTGTTGAGGAAGATGTTCAGCGGGACGCCCCTGAGTCCCGAGGACAAGATGATGTTGAAGCGGATGGCAGGCAAGAAGTAGATGGCTCTGAACGCGAAGAAGAAGTCAAGTTGTCGCGTCGTTCAGTTTCTGTTGCCAAAGAAAAGATTCAGTCTTTGCTTGATAGGATCCGAAACGGAGAAACCAAAAGCGGTCGAGGCCGAGATTCTTTTGAGGATTATTTCCCAGTAGATGTCTCTTTTGTCGAAAAGGCTCGTTTAGCGGGGGTTGCCATTGATGAGGGCTATGTACATTCTATTGACGATAGCTCTGTAACCCATACGAAATCACATCACGGGTCGGATAAGGAGTATCAACGAGGTCAGATTCCGTGGACCGATGAGGATTTTTTGAAAATCCCGGATGTCGTCTCGGATCCTGACAAGGTTGAATTTGGTGGGCGTACTCGTTATAACCAGCAACCGGCACTCAAGGTCTATAAGAAATTGGATGACGGTACAGTTGTCGTGTTGGAGGAAGTAAGAAAAGGCCGTAAAAAGCTAATGCTTCAAACGGCCTATATTCAGAAACCCTCGGCGCCACGTGCGAAACATCAAGAGATTGATGTTGCGTCGCGCACACGTCCGAAACGATCCGAGGCCATTCCTGATGAAACTATTGTAGGTCATAATGATCCTGATGTGAAGGGGTCGCGTCGCGGCAATACCGATGAGGCAAAGCGCCAGAAGGCGAAGGTCGAGATTGATAAGGCTCTGGCGTCAAGTGCTGATGTCGGCGAGGCTTATCGTACTCTGCGCGATGACGGACGTGTGCACGTCGTCGAAGAGACGCGAGACATACCTGCTGATGTCCGCAAGCGTGGGCAGATTGTTGATGGTGATGGTGGCATTCAGGGCCTCTACGATCCGAAGACTGGGAAGGTCTATCTTGTTGCAAACAACTTGACGACGAATACTGCTAAGGGTGTTTTCCTGCATGAAGTCGGCGTGCATATGGCTGCCGACGCGAAGGAGGAAGTTAAGGCCCTGGCTCTTCGCGCTCGCAACATGATCAACAATGGCGCTCGCAACGGTGATGCCACTGCGCTTGCCGTGAAGCGTCGCATGGTTGATGCAGGCTTGATCGCTGACGTTAAGGAAGACATTAAGCCTGGTGACGCTGAAGAAGCGTTTGCTTATCTCGTTGAGGTTGCCGCCAATGCAGACAGTCGCAGTCCGTTCCGCAAGTGGTGGGATTCTGTTACTGCGAAGATCAAAAACTGGCTTGGCAAGATCGGCGTCAAGATGGAGCTGAAGCCTGAGGAGTACGTTGAGCTTGCTCGCGGCAACGCCGACGGCCTCGCTCATGTTCGCGGCCGCAAGCTCAAGCTTGGTGAGGGTGTCAGGAGGTCTGTGCTTGGCCAGTCTGTCAAGAAGCATCTTGGCGGCGAATGGGGCAGGGCCATTCAGCTTGATGAGACGGGGCGGCGCAAGTTTGCCTGGGGTGAGCATGCTCTTGTGGGCACTACGAATGTCGCCCTCGATGTTCTCGAGGCGGCCATTCCTGCAATGCGCACGGCATATTCGATCCGCTACGCAAAGCCTGAGGTGCGTCGTCAAATCCGAGACTATGCGGCTCGCTGTGACAAAGCGGTTCAGGAAGCTGGCGGCGTCGCTGAGGAAATGATGAAGTGGTCTTCTGAAGATCGAAAGCTTCTGAGTGATGCTGTTGAAAAGATGCTTGCTCCGGGCGTGAATCCTCCTCAGCACGTCGTCGAGGCGGCGGCGAAGATGTCTGACTTGATGACGAAACAGACTCAGGAGCTTGTCGAGCTTGGCATGCTTTCTGAAGAGTCTGCGGCTCGTTGGCGCGGCCGGTACCTCCCGCGATTCTATGAGAAGCGAGGACTTCTGCCGGGTGAAGACTTCTTTAAGAATATGTTCCGACGCAACGGTGCGGGCCGTGGCATTGGCGGCGGCTCGCTGAAGGGGCGCGGGTGCTTCAAGGTTGTTGACGCGGCGGCCGTTCCTGATTTCGTCAAGCTTGGCTGGGAGGTCCGCGATGCTCGCTACGAGTTCAAAGAGAAGCAGGGTGTTGTCGTCGACCTCGAGCACAAGAAGCATCTTGAGACTGGTCAGCCTGTAACTATCTGGCGAGACTGGACGCCTGAAGAACGTGCCCAGATGGGCGAGATTCGAGACGCCGGCTATCGCTTCGCGATGGGCTGGATGCAGATGCAGCAGGACATTGCGCTTGGTCGACTCTTCAAGGGCATTGCTGAGAACTCCGAGTATTGCTCAAACTATGAGCAGGAGGGGTACAGCAAGGTTCCTGATACTGAGATTGCCGACACGGGCGGCGTAAAGCGCTATGGCGTCCTTGCTGGTAAGTATGTGCGTGACGATGTGCTTGCCGCAATCATGCCGCATGCGGAAGTTCAGACGGGTTTCATGCGCGGATACAAGAAGCTGATGGCGTACTGGAAGGAGGGTAAGACTGCTCTCAATCCTGTGTCTCATATGAACAACGTCGTCGGCAACATCGTGATGGCTCATCTTGCAGGGGTCAACATGTGGGACGCGGTGTCCTATGCAAAGACTCTGACGGCTATCAAGAACAACGAGGACTGGATTAAGGAGGCGCAGGAAGCGGGGCTTTACTCTGGTCTCTTCACTCGTGAAGAGATTGCCGAGATGCTTCCCGAAGAGTTCAGCAAGATGCTTGACTCCGAGAAGTCTGCGGTTGCTCGCGGTGCGGACTGGGTGTTCACGTACATGATGAACTACGGTTTGCGCAAGGGCATGCGCTGGGCGTATGAGTTTGAAGATAAGGTGTTCCGACTCCTTATCTACAAGTCTGCGGCTGATCGCGGCCTCAGTCCGAAGGATGCTGTTGACTACACGCTTAAGTTCATCCCGACATACGACGACTTGCCGGGTGGCGCTCGCAAGATCAGAGATACGGCAATTCCTTTCTTTGCGTGGACCTACAAGACGCTGCCGATGATCTGTGTCATGGCGGCTCGGTACCCGTGGCGCTTTGCCGCTATTGCGACAGTGCTCCATACGGCGAACGCTTTGAGCTATGCGATGGGTGCGGGTGACGATGATGACGATTGGTTTACCCGGTTCAAGAAGGGTCAAAAGCTTGCGGAAGCTGAAGGCAAGCTGTTGCCTGAGTACATGCGCGGCTACGGTGCTTTTGCAAACCCGAAGTTCCTGCGTCTTGGCACTGACGAAACAACGGGCTTGCCTATCTACTGGAACATCAGCAACTTCATCCCGGGCGGCGGAATGTTTGACGTTGATAACCAGATGGGCGGCATGCCGTTCCCTGAAGTGCTCAACATCAGCAGTCCTGCGTACTCGTTGTACTGTGCGCTTTTCTTGAATAAGGATACGTTCATGGGGCAGCCGATTACTCTTGCTTCTGACACGGGTAAGGAGGCGGCTGAAAAGCGTGCGGCCTATGTGTGGCGTCAGATTGCCCCCGCGCTTGCGGCGGGCGGCTATCACTTCGAGCGAGTTGCAAACGCTATGGCGAATGCTACTGGCAATGAGGTGCTTGGCTATACGGGCATTGGCCGCAATGGTCAGGCGGTGACGCCTGTGAACGCCTTCTTTAATACCGTTGGCATCAAGGTTCGAGACGTTGACTTTGAGCAGGAACACCAGCGTCGCGGCGCGGCAATCAAGCGAGAGGAAAAGGAGCTTATGTCGAATATCAGGCATATGGCCTCTCTTCTCAATAAGGGAGCCGTTACCGAAAAGGCGGCTCGCGAGTATGTCGAAAGCCAGAAGGAAAAGCTCAAGCGTCTCGGAGAAAAGGCGCGAGACTTGACGGCGGCGGCCGAGAGCAGAGAAGCCAACGTTCGCCATTAATCGGGCGTTTTTAGAGGCAGATGGCTGAATTTTCCATCTGCCTCTTTTTTTGCTATACGGTTCTGGAATGTCGGAGGGGATGATGTCTTACAAAGATTTTTCGGAGTTTCAGGCGCTTGCGGCGTCAACGGGTTTTGCCGCCATATGCGGCTGGCTCAACTACCTGTTATCCGTGCAGGAGGGGAGGCCGTTTTCGTGGCGCGAGATGATTTTGCACTGTGCGATCAGCGCTATGTGCGGGTTGATCTCGTATGAGCTTCTTGCGTTTGAAGGGTTCCCGCCGGGCGTGTGCGGTGCCTTGTCGGGCATGGCTGGATGGGGCGGCACTCGCCTTATCCGTCTGATTGGGATTGCTTTGGCTAAACGTGCTGGCGTGACTAAGGAGGAATTGAATGACAAATGAGAAGCGTGCTTTTCGTGCGTGGCCTGCGTCGTGCGCGACTCGTTTTATCGAGGACTTTGAGGGGCGTCGCTTGGTTGCTTATCGATGCAGTGCCGGAGTGTGGACCATCGGTGTAGGCCACACCGGGCCTGGGGTCCATGAGGGCCTGACTATTACCGATGCTCAGGCGGACGAGTGGCTTTCGGCGGACATAAGGAAGGTTGCCGATGACTTGTCTCGTTACATCAATCACGACGTTACGAAGGGACAGTACATCGCCTTGATCTCATTGGCCTTCAACCTCGGGAGCTATGGCGTCATCACCGGGTGTCCGAAGCTGATGTACAAGCTCAATTCGGGCGACATTGAAGGTGCCGCTCTCGAGTTCTTGGATTGTGATCGTGCCGGTGGCAAGAAGGTCCCTGGACTCACGCGCAGGCGTCAGGCCGAGGCGCGGTTGTTCTTAGGGGAAGAGTGATGGCGGAAACGTTTGGGAGCCTTTTTGCTCGTGACATGACAGGCGAGTTCAATACGCCGCTGTCTGACGAAGAGGAGGCGGCATTTGCCCAATGGGCGATGGAAAACAATCGCATGCGGGACCTGTACAACTACGACTTGCGCGGCGCGTGGAAGGAGTTGAACAGCGGGTCTATGTCTGCCGATGCTCGCGGCCACTTAGGGGATAAGTACAAAAAGCCTAATCATCCGACCTTCTCGGTTGAGTCTGTTTATGCAAAGCATTTCCCTGAGCGTGCTGGGGAGTGGGGTGTTGGTGCACAAGGAACAAACATCTATTCCGCACAAGGCATGAGTCCTGACGAGTTCCGCTATTTGCAGAGGTACTTTCAGGCTGTTGAACCAAACTCGATCTTGGAGGTTCGGCATTGATGCGGCGCATTGCAATTGGGGCATGAGAGAAAGAGTGCCCAGTAAGCTGAAAAAAGCCGCTCAGTTGTGGCGACTGAACGGCTTGGATAGATCTTGAGTTGGGGTTCTATGGAGCATATTTTATCAAATTTGATTGTGGCTTTGCGGCTCGGGGAGCTAATGATGGTTGAGGAGTTGACTTGGCAAGCCGTAGGAACTTACGCAGTCTTCTTCGGTTTGGGGGTGAGCCTCATTGCACTCATCTCTGCGAAAGCAGTAAAGGCGTGGAGAGAGGTGCTGAAATGATCCAGAAGACGGTCGGTGTGCTCTTTGCGGGCGTTGCCATTTTTACAGGCGGGTACCAGTATGCCGCCGCGCTCTACGGCGAGGACATTGCCGCCTTGCGCGAGGACTACGCAGCGAGGGCGCAGTCTCTTGAGATCAAGTACCGTGAGAAGGAGAGGACTTATGCACAGAGCCTGGTGGATGCGTGGGAGGCCCGGGACAAGGCGCTTGCTCGCGTCGACGATCTTGGCGCTGATCTTGAGCGGGTGCGCAAGCAAGCAGCCGACGCTCGCAGTCGATTGTCCGCAACCGGTGCCGGTACCTGCGACGCTGAAAGAGAGCAGCTTGCCCGATGCGCAGGCTTACTCGAAAGAGGCACGGAGTTGGTTCGACGAGGTGTCGACCTTTCTGAGCGAGTTGCGATAGACAAGGATGCGATCGCGAAGATCGTCAGTCAGTGACGAAGTTGTAGACGAACTCGGCCGAAAATTTAGACGAAGGGGTGGAGCCAAAATGGGTCGAAATTGCCTTGTAATCATTCCGCCCCAACGGTTTGAGGATGGCGCCCATAAAAACTTAGTTAGACGAAAATGCCCCACTTACCTTCGCTGGTAGGTGGGGCGTTTTTTGTGCCTTCGAAAAACGTCACTTCTTCTTCGGCATGATCGTGTCGGCCCACGACTGCATGACGGGACGACGTAGTTCGCATAGGTCGTCACGCTGATACGTTTGCTCAACGGCGTTGCCGGTTGCGTGCATCAAGCATTTCTCTGCGACGACTCTGTCCACACCGTTTCTGGCCGCCCAGTCTCGGAAGGTCGAACGGAATCCGTGCATTGTTACTTTGCCGTCTGTGAGCCTGCTGACCGTGTGATACGGGTTGTCGATGCGGATTGGTCTGTGCGCCCAGTAAGGCGACGGAAAGAGCGGTCCCTTTTGGCTCGGGTTAGCGGCAAGCAGCACTTCAATGGCTTGATCGCTCAGAGGGACACGGTGCGGGAAAGGCTTGCGGTCCTTTCTGCGAGCAGGCGGGATGTACCAGATGCGCTCTTCGAGATTGATTCCATCCCAAAACGCGAGCGTAAATTCCTTTCGGCGCGTGGCGGTCAAGATGCCGAAGAGTGCGGCAAGACGTGAAGAAGGCTCTCCGACCTCGCCTGCAAGCAATCGACTGGCAATGTTGATCGCCTCATCAAGCGTAGCGGCAGGGCAATGCCTGGTGGTGTAGATGCGCTGAGGTGATGGCAACCATGCATCCAAATTGCCGCGCCAAGTGGCTGGATTCTCTTTGGTGTAAAACCCTTCACGCTTTGCATAGGCAAATACGGTCTCCAAGAAACCACGGGCTTTGATGCCTGTCGGAGTCTGATCCTTCCAGAGCGGATTGAGGATTGAAAGGATGTGAGACGTTTCGACCTCTTTAATCTGCATGTCTCCGATGTGCTGGACGGCGAGGCCGAGGATACACCGACGCCATTCATTGATGCTGTGCTTGTTCTTGTATTGCTTGACCTCAATGATGATCGGGATGATGCGCTCGGCATATTCCTTGAATGTTGGTTCGTGCTTTGTCTTTACCGGTGCTTTCTTTTCTTCTCTGAAAGCCTTCGGGTCGACTCCCTGTGTGAGGAGGGTGTGGCACTTGAGCGCCTCATCCTTCGCCATTTGAATTTTGATGATTGCCGGATCCCCTAGCGAGAGATCCTTGCGCTTTCCGTCGAATGTGTATCGGAAGACAAACGATCTGCTGAGTCCGTTTCTTCGGACGACGAGGTACAAATTCGGCGCGATCTTATATCGTCCATCGCCTACTGTCAGAATGTTTTTGGCCGTTATGTTCATGGCGTGTCCCACAAAATTGAATCCCCGAGGTGCCGAACGGGCCTTTTGTCCCAC